GCGACGTCTGGATCTTGCCAGGCGCCCCGCCCGCCGCGCGCCAGGCGCCGCCGGGGGCGCCGTGACCATGATCCGCGCGTTGCGACGGTTGCGCGTACGGATTTTCGGCGACCCGCCCGATCCCGCCTGGCATAAGCAAACCCCCGTCCCGCGGTTCACGGGATACGACGCGGACCTAGCGCGCGCGGGCGACGAGCGCGCCCACGACCGCGCGGCGCGGATTCGACGCGCGCACGACGGATCGCGGCGGGGCGCGTAGTCGTGGGAAATTGGAATTCCGGCCGACGTCCCGCGCCGACCGCGCTCAAGGTACTCCGCGGGAACCCGGGGAAACGCCCGCTCAACGTCGACGAACCCACGATCCCCGCGGCCGATCCGTCGTTCGACACCCCGCCGCGGGAACTGGTCGACGACCCGGTCGCCGCGGCCGAATGGTCGCGGGTCGCCCCGCTGCTCCGTCGGGTCGGGCTCGTGTCCGCGACCGAACGCGCCGCGTTAACCGCGCTCTGTCAACAATGGTCGCGGTACCTGGCCGCGCACGCGCAAGTGATCGCGCTCGGGATGTGTATTGAAACGACGAAGGCGGTCCCGATCCCGAATCCGTACTTGCTCGTCGCCGATCGCGCGCTGTCCCATTGTCAACGGCTCTGGTCGGAACTCGGGCTCACGCCGTCGGGCCGCGCGCGCGCGTCGAAACTCCCGACCCCGCCAGGCGAAACGGCGCCGTCGAAATGGGCGGGGCTGCTGACGTGAGTACGACGTGTTACCGCGTCCAGGACGACGAGGGGCGCGGACCCTGGCGACCCGGATTCTCGCGGACGTGGATCGATGAGTCGGCGCCCGTGGACCGGCTCCGGGAAACGATCTTCGATCTGGTTCATCCAAATCTGCTCCGACAATTCGCGTCGACATACCACGTCGGATCGGCATGTCGGACGCGCGCCGCGATCGACCAGTGGTTCACGCCGATCGAACGCGCCCGACTTGAGGCGCGCGGGTACCATGTCGTACGCCTCGTCGCTGACGTCGTGATCGCCGAAAGCGACTGGCAGGTCGTGATCGGTCGTGCGCGCCCGTTCACCGAAGGGGCGACGCGATTCCGGTGGAATTTTCGCGTATGACCGCGATCGCGAACGGGCCCGCGCGGAAGATCGAAATTATAAACCGGTTGACACATACGAAAGGACCATTCGCGGGGCAACCGTTCCGGCTCCGTCCCTGGCAAGAAAAGAAAATCATTCGGCCGTTGTTCCAGATCGACCGTCGCACGGGGAAGCGCGCGAAGCGTATGTGTTTGTTGATGATGCCGCGGAAAAACGGGAAAACGGAACTGCTCGCGGCGCTCGCGATCGACGGGCTGTTATTCGACGGGGAAATCGGCGCCGAAGTGTACAGCGCGGCCGCGGACCGCGACCAGGCCGCGCTCGCGTTCAACGTCGCCGCGCAAATGATCCGGAACGATCCCGAACTGCTCGCGCGTTGCGACATCCTCGAATCACAAAAGCGGATCGTCGATCACAAAACGGGGTCGTTCTATCGCGCGATTTCCGCGGAAGCCTACAGTAAACACGGGTTCAACGCGTCGCGCGTGTTGTATGACGAACTCCACGCGGCGCCGAACCGCGAACTGTGGGACGTGTTGACGTCGTCGACGGGCGCCCGGGCGCAACCGCTGACGATCGCGATTTCAACGGCCGGGTACGATCGACATTCGATCCTGTATGAACTGTACGCGCACGCAAAAAACGTCGCGGCGACGCCCGCGCTCGACCCCGCGTTTCTCCCGATCATTTTCGAGGCGCCCGACGGCGCCGACTGGACCGACGAAGCGGTGTGGAAACGCGCGAACCCCGCGCTTGGGGATTTCCGATCGCTCGACGAAATGCGCGCGGCGTGCGCCAGGGCGAAGGAAATCCCCGCGCAGGAACAGGCATTTCGGCGCCTGTATTTGAATCAGTGGACGGAGCAAGCGTCCCGCTGGATCGGGCTCGACGCGTGGGACCGTTGCCAGGCGCCCGTCGACCGCGCCGCGCTCCGCGGGCGCCCGTGTTTCGTCGGGCTCGACTTGTCGACGACAACGGACCTGACCGCGGCCGTCGCCGTGTTCCCCGACGGCGATCGGTTCGACGTCCTGGCGCAATTTTTCGCGCCCGCGGAACGGATCGCGATCCGCTCGACGCGCGACCGCGTCCCGTACGCGGAATGGGCCCGCGCGGGGATCCTGACCGCGACGCCCGGGCCGACGGTCGACTACGACTACATTCGGCGCGCGTTGCTGGAATGGGACCAGGAATTCGACGTCCGCGTCCTGGCGTACGACCCGTGGAACGCGACCGACGTGATCGGGCGCCTGGAAAAGGTCGACGGGTTTGTCTGTGTCAAGGTCCGCCAGGGGTTCGCGACCCTGTCGGCGCCGTCGAAACTGCTCGAAAAGTCGATCCTGTCGCTCGCGCTCCGACACGACGGGAACCCGATCCTTCGCTGGAACATCGGGAATATGTCGGTGGAAACCGACGCGGCGGGGAACATCAAACCGTCCAAAGACTTGTCGACGGAGCGGATCGACGGGGGGTACGCGTTGATCATGGCGCTCGACGCGATGGCGCGACACGGGAACGACGCCCCGCCCGAATATCAAATGATCATCCTCGGCGGGGCGTAGAATCGGGACGTGGCAAACCCGCCCGGGCGCCCGCCGCTGGACCGGACCGATCGATCGGTCGTCGTGTCGCTCGCGCTCCCGGGCCGCGCGTTCGACCAGGTCTGTCGCCGCGCGGTTGCGGCGCGGGTATCGGTCCCCGAACTGATCCGGCGCGCGCTCCACGCGGACAATAAAAAAATACAAACTCCCGACCCCTGACGCGCCAGGGCTAGACTCGCGGGCGACATGCTCCGCGCGTACGCGATCCTGGACACGAAGCGCGCCGACGGGCGCCCGCGCCAGATCGCGGGGGTCGCGACGACCCCGACCCCCGATCGGGCGGGCGACATCCTGGACCCGCTCGGCGCGACGTTCCGCAACCCGATCCCCCTGCTCTGGCACCATGACACCGAACGCCCGATCGGGACGGTGACGCTCCACGCGCCGACGGCCGCGGGGATCCGGTTCGACGCGACGCTCCCCGACGTCGACACCCCGGGCCCGCTCCGCGACCGCGTCGACGACGCCTGGCAGACGCTCCGCGCGGGGTTGATCACGGGCGTGTCGATCGGGTACCGCGTGCTGGACGGCGGGATGTCGATCCTGAAAAACGGCGCGCGGAAATTCTCGCGGGTCGAAATTTGCGAATTGTCCCTCGTCACCGTCCCCGCGAACATGGACGCGACGATCCACACGATCAAGTCGCTCGACGCGCCCCACCTGGCCGCGCCTGGCCGCGTTTCCGTTCCGTTGAGAACTCCCGCCATGACAACCCAAGAGAAAATCCAGAATTTCGAGAACACGCGCGCCGCGAAGGTCGGTCAGATCGCGAATTTGATGGACGCGGCGCCCGACACGACGACGCTTCCAGACGACGATCGGGCGACGATCGACGCGCTGACCCTGGAAGTGAAAGCGATCGACGGCGACCTGGTCCGGTACCGCGAACTCGACAAACTCCAGGCCGCGGGCGCAACGCGGATCGTTGCGGGCCCGGGCGTCACGGCGCCGCGGAACCCCGTGATCACGATCAAGTCGAACGTCCCGCTCGGGACCGCCTTTGTCCGCGCCGCGTGCGCGAAACTGGTCTGTAACGGGAACCTGCACGAAGCGGCAGAGTACGCGAAGCGGTGGGACAGCTCGACGCCCGAAGTCGCCCTGTACTTGAAGGCGGCGATCGCGCCCGGGACGACGACCGATGCGACGTGGGCGTCGCCGCTCGTGAATCAGGGGATCGCGAACGAATTTCTCGAGCTGCTTCGCCCCGCGACGATCCTCGGGAAGATCCCCGGGTTGCGTCAGGTTCCGTTCAACACGAAGGTACCCGCGCAAACGGCGGGCGGAACGTACGGGTGGGTCGGGGAAGCGAAACCGAAATCCGTGTCGAAACTCGCGTTCGCGGCGACGACGCTCGGGGTCACGAAAGCGGCGGGGATCATCGTCCTAACGGAGGAACTCGTCCGGTTGTCGAACCCGTCGGCGGAAGCCCTGGTCCGCGCCGACATGATCGCGGGGATCGCGCAGTTCCTCGATCAACAGTTCATCGATCCGGCCGTCGCCGCGGTCGCGGGCGTCAACCCCGCGTCGATCACGAACGGCGCGCCGACGGCCGCGGGGAGCGTGTCGCCCGCCGCGGATATCATGGCGCTGATCAATCACTTCGCGACGAACAATATCGCCGTCGACGGGGTGACGTTCATCCTGTCGGCCGCGAACTGTCTCGCGTTGTCGTTCCGCGCGAACCCCGACGGATCGCAAGCGTTCCCCGGGATCACGGTCAGCGGGGGCAGTTACAAGGGGCTCACGTTCATCGCGTCGCAAGCGGCGGGCGCGAACGTGATCGCCCTGCAACCGTCCCTGGTCCTGTACGCGGACGACGGCGGGGTGACGATCGACGCGTCGCGGGAAGCGTCCCTGCAAATGGACAGCGCGCCCATGTCGCCCGCGGACGCGACGACCGTGTACGTGTCGCTCTGGCAGACGAACTGCGTCGGGCTCCGCGCCGAACGGTTCGTGAACTGGCTCCGCGCGAACGCGAACGCGGTCAAGTACCTAACCGCGGTCGCCTGGCCCGGGCCCGCGGGCGCGCCGCCAGACGAACCCGCGGGGAGCAGCGCGCGCGCGAAGTAGAGCAACCCGGGGGGCGCGGGCGCGTATGTCGCCCGCGTCCCCGCGGACCTCGGCGCCCCTATGGAACTCCAGATCTTCGGATATCACCTGATCGCGACGAAGGCGGCGCCGCTCGGGGCGCGCCCCCTGGACAGTGGGCGATCCTGGTTTCCGATCGTGCGCGAACCGTCGACGGGCGCCTGGCAACGGAACGAAGAAATCCGCGCCGAATCCGCGCTCAGTTACTTCGCCGTGTTCGCGTGTGTCACGTTGATCGCGGCCGACGTCGCGAAACTTGCGTTGCGGTTGATGCGACGGGACGACGAGGGGGTCTGGCATGAAACGACGAACCCCGCCTATTCGCCGGTCCTCCGCAAACCGAACCGGTACCAGACGACCCAAAAATTCATCGAACAGTGGATCACGTCGAAACTGATCCACGGGAATACGTACGTCTTGAAGGAACGCGACGCCCGCGGGGTCGTCGCCGCGCTGTACGTCCTGGACCCGACGAAAGTGTGTCCCCTGGTCGCGCCCGACGGCGCCGTGTATTACGAACTCCGATCGCAGGAACTGGCGGGCGTGCTCGGGGCCGACGCGCCGATCACCGTCCCCGCGAGCGAAATCATTCACGACCGCATGATCGCGTTGTTTCACCCCTTGATCGGGGTGACCCCGCTGTACGCGTGCGGGTTGTCCGCGCTCCAGGGGTTGACGATCCAGCAAACGTCGAACAAGTTTTTTTCGTCGGGCGCGCAACCGTCGGGGATCCTGACCGCGCCCGGCGCGATCAAGGATGAAACCGCCGCGCGGTTGAAGGATTACTGGACGACGAATTTTTCGGGCGACAACGTCGGCAAGGTCGCGGTCGTCGGCGACGGGTTGAAATACGAAGCGATGACCGTCAACGCGGTCGACGCCCAACTAATCGAGCAGCTCCGGTGGACCGCCGAAACGATCTGTGCCTGTTATCACGTCCCGTCGTTTATGGTCGGGGTCGGGCCCGCGCCCCCGTTCAACAGCGTCGAACCGATGCAACAGCAGTACTACTCCCAATGTATCCAGTCGCTCGTCGTGTCGTGCGAAGCGTCCCTCGACGAAGGGCTCGGGATCGCGGGAACGGACCTCGGGACGGAATTCGACATTGATGATCTGATTTACATGGATACGGCGACCCGGACGAAGGCGGCAAGCGACGCGATCGGGTCGGGCGCCGTGTCGCCGAACGAAGCGCGTCGGAAGTACTTCGGGCTCGGGTCGGTCCAGGGCGGGAACACCCCGTACATGCAACAACAGAATTATTCCCTGGCCGCGCTCGACGAGCGGGATCGGAATTCCCCGTTCGCGGCGCCCACCCCCGCCCCCGCGCCCGCGGCGCCCGCGCCCGTCGCCGAACTCCCCGCGGTCGCGGCCGCGGCGCCGCTCGACGCGTTGATCGTCGCGCTCGCGTCGAAGGATTGGGGGGCGATCCATGTCTGACGATCCGAAGATCGCCGCGGTTGTCACCGCGATCGAACGGGCGGTCCTGGCGGCGGTACAACCGCTCCACGCCCGCCTACAGACGGTCGAAACGGCCGCGGCGGGGCTCACGCCCGCGGCGCCCGTCCCCGGTCCCGTGGGCCCGCCTGGACCGCCAGGCGCCGACGGCGCGGGGGTCGACAAGGTCGCCGTCGAGTACGACGGGGAGCGGGGCGTCACGTTCACGGTGAAGCGGGGCGGGACCACGGTCGACACGTTCGCGTACACGCTCCCGTTGATGATTTACCGCGGGGTTCACGTCCCCGGGCGCCTGTACGAACGGGGCGACTGTGTCACGGCCGACGGATCGGTGTTTCATTGCAACGCGGACACGACGACGGCGCCCGGGAACGCGGCGGGCGCCTGGACCCTGGCCGTGAAACGCGGGAAGGATGCGCGCTGATATGCGGTCCTGGGGGTTCTACTTCAACGCGGCGCCCGACGACCTGGTCGCCGACGGGGAAATCCGCGTCGACGCGCCCGCGCCGTACGTCGGGGTCGTGACCCGGCTGTACCTCGACAACCTGGACCGCGACGGGCAGTACATCCGCCCGATGATCCTGGCGTACGCGCCCGGGACGGAGCTGTACGTCGAGGGGGCGGGGTCGACGTTCCTGTACGCGCGACTACTCCGCGCCCCCGTCCAGCGGATCGGATCGCTGGAACTCCCGATCGTGACCCGCGCGGCGACCCCGACGGGGCTCGCGGTCGGGCCCGTGTCGGTCGCGTTCCTGGCGCCCCCCGCGCTCGCGCCCCGCGACGCGGCGACCGATCCCCTTCTGGTCACGCTCGCGGTTGCGAAGGAACATCTACACGTCACCGACACGCTACACGACGCCGACGTGTCGCAAAAACTCCAGGCCGCGAGCGCGACGATCCGCGACTATTTGAAGGGACAGAACGATCCGACGTGGGACGCGACGACGGCGCCCCCGTGGGTCGCAATGGCCGTGCTACTTCTGACCGCGCATTTGTACGAACATCGCGGCGACGAATTCGGCGACGGGGGCGCGAACGACGATCGGGTCTGGAGCGCGATCGCCCACCTGACCGTCCGATCGCGCGATCCCGCGCTCGCGTGACCTATGGGGATCGGCGATTTTCGACACGTCGGGACAGTGCAAGCGGTGTCGGTCGTGTCCGACGGCGGGGGCGGGACGATCGAAGTCTGGACCGACAAACCCCCCGCCTGGCCGATCGATATTCGTCCCGCGACCGTGCGCGACCTGGAACGACAAACGGCGGGAACGACGGTCGCGACGGCGACGCATATCATTCACGGGCGGGATCGGGTCGACGTCACGGTGAAATCCCGGATCGTCGCCGTGATCGAAGGCGCGACGCGGATCTTTCTGGTGACGGGGCTCGCGCGGCCGCGGGAACGGCCGACCGATCTACTGCTATTCGCGAAGGAAACGATTTGATGTCGGCAAAAATGGAACTCCGCGGGTTCGACGACTTGCTCCGCGACCTGGCCGCGCTCCCCGCGACCTTGAACCGCGGCGCCGATCCGATCCTGATTCGGCACGCGCGCCAGGCCGAAGCGCGCGTCCTGGCCGCGTACCCGATCGTGACGGGCGCGCTCCGCGCGGGGGTCCGAATCGTCGAGCGTACCGCCCGCGGGGTCGCGACCCTGTACACGCTCGTGTCGAACGCGCCGCACGCGCATTTGTACGAATTCGGGACCGCGCGCACGACCCCGCGGGCGACGTTCCTTCCCATTACGGAACGGGACCGCCGCGCCGCAACCGCGGCCGTGTCCGACATGGTCCGCGCGCAGGGGATCACCGTCGCGGGGGACAAAACGTGATCAACGCGTCCGACGTCGAGCGCGCGATCATCGCGAAACTGACCGCGGATCCCGAACTGACCGGGTTCCTCCCCGACGGGGTGTACTGGGATCTGGCGCCGCAAGCGTCGACCCGGTTCGCGATCGTCAGCGCGTCGACGTCGCGGTCCCAAATGGAATTTGGCGGGGTCGATTCCTGGCGCGCGTTGATCTATGTCGTGAAAGCGGTCGTCCAGAGTACCGGGACGACCGCGGTCGCGGCCGCGGACGCGCGGATCAATGCGTTACTGGACCGACAACCGATCCCGTTCCCCCCGGGCGCGGGCGCGGGGTTGATGGTCTGTCGGTGGGTCGATCGGGTCCGGTATACGGAAAACGTCGACGGGAACACCTGGCAACACGGCGGGGCGCGGTACGAACTGATCGTGACGCCCACGGATACGTAGAGGGGGAGCAAAATGGCGCGCAGACATGGATCACACGGGTCGGTCGAAATGGACCCGACGGGGGGCGCGACCGCGGTCCCCGTCGCGGTGTTGAATACCTGGTCCCTGGACCTGAAACGCGATCGCGCCGACGCGACGTGTTTCGGCGACACGGTGAAAGTGTCGGTCCAGGGGTTGCCGTCGATCGAAGGGAAGCTGGAAGGGATTTGGGATGAAACCCTGTCGCCCCCGCTGTTCCAGGTCGCGCTCGGCGAAGTCGCCGTGTTCCTGAAACTGATCCCGTCGGACCTGGCGCCGACGTACTTTTTCTCGGGCCTGGCGTACCTCGACACGTCGATCGAAGTCGCCCACGACGGCGCGATCAAAACCGCGGGGACGTTCGCGGGCGCGGGCCCGTGGACAATGGATCCCGTGATCCCGTAACGGGCGCCCGTGCAAACGATCCGCGGGCGCGTCGCGGCCGTCAAATGGGCGTATTACACGGCCGCGGCCGTCGAAGGGTACACGGTGACCCACGACAAGGTCGCGGGGTGGACGGTCGCGGGCGCCCTGGTCCCGGGCGCCGTCGACGCGTTCAAACTCGCGCAACGGCCGCTCTATTTCGTCGCCCCGTTCAAGCGGGGCGCGTGGCGGTGGGAAATTCGCACGTTCACACGGGGCGCCGACGGCGGGCGGTTTGTCGCGTCGCTCGGGCCCGTGTCAGTGGAAGGGGAACATGGGATCACGCGTCCGTCGCCCTGAAGTCGACGTCCTCCCGCTGACCGACGGCGACACGATCACGGTCAAGCGGTACCTGACCGCGGGGGAATTCCGCGCCCTGATCAAGATGTCGACGAAACCCCTCCACGTCGACGCGGGGCGCGCCGCGAACGGGCAAGATCTGTCGTTTGAAGTCGACCCGACGGAAAGCGGGATCGGGGTCGTCCTGGCGTACCTGCTCGACTGGACGTTTACGGATTTCGACGGGCGCCCCCTGGTCATTCGGGATCAACCGACGGCCGTCGTCCGCGCCGCGCTTGAGGCGATCGATGCGGACAGTTACATGGAAGTGCAGCGCGCGATCCAGGCGCACGATTCCACCATGCGCGCGTACATCGCGGCCGAAAAAAAAACGATACCTGGCGCGACGGCGCCCGTTCCGACTTAGCGATCTGTCGGGTTATGGGGTGGACGCTCCCCGACGTGTGGGATCTTCCGATGCATTATTACGAATTTCTGATCGACGAACTCAACCGCGAAGCGTCCCGGTGACCGCATGCCGCTGACCGCCAATTTCCTCGCGGATTTTTCCAGTTTCATCGCCGCGTGTCGCGACGCGACGACGTCGACGGAAGAGCTCGTCGAATCGGCGGGCAAGGTCGGCGCCGACGTCGACCAGGCGATCAGCAAAGCGGCGGGGTCGATCAAAACCGCCGCGGTCGGGATCGCCGACTTTGCGAAGTCGACGTACTCCGTCCTGTCGTCGTCCCAAGTGAAGGATTTTGTCGGCGACGTGACGCAAGCGGTCACGGGGTTCATTAACGAATTCGCCGAAGGGGAAGCGGCGACGTCGCGGTTGACGGTCGCGCTCCAGAACGCGGGGCAAGCGTCCCCCGCCGTGATCGCCGCGTATGGGGAAATGGCGACGCAACTCCAGAGCGTGTCGCGGTTTTCCGACGAAGCGATCACCGACACACAAACGCTGTTCACGCAACTCGGCCAGGTCGCCCCCGAAAACATGCAAAAAGTGTTAGAAGCGACCATGAACCTCGCGGTCGGGATGGGGAAAACCCTGCCCGAAGCCGCGCAACTGATGATCAAAGCCGCCCAGAGCGACGGCGAAGCGATCGGGAAACTCTCCAAGATTTTCGGCGACGCGGTCCCCGAAGGCGCGAAGTTCGAAGATATTTTGAAACTGATCAACGAAAAATTCGGGGGGCAGTATCAAGCGGATCTAAAAACGACGACGGGGGAACTCGCGAACCTCAAAAATCAGATGTCCGACATCAACGAACAGATCGGCGCGGTGCTCGCGGACAACCTCAAAACGGTGCTCGGGTTTTTCAAGGAACTCCCCGAAGGGCTCCAGACGTTCATCATTGCCGCGGTCGCGCTCGGCGCCGCGATCGCGCCGATCCTCGTGTCCCTGTCGTCGCTCGTGACGTTGCTCGGGTCGGCGGGGCTCGGGGCCGCGGCGACGGCCGCGGGCGCCGCGCTCGCGCCGTTTGCGGCGATTATCGGGATCGTGATCGCCGCGGTAACCGCGCTGCTGGCGGTCTGGTACTATTGGGATGACATCGTCGCGATCACGAAACGATCCGTCGCGGCGATCGCGGGGTTCCTGACCGAAACGCTTCCCGCCGCGTTCAAATCGACGGTCCAAGTCGTCATGCAATGGTACCAGGACATCAAAACCTGGCTGCTCGACAAATTCATCTATGTCGTCGAAGCGGTGATCAAACTCCCGGGGAAGATCGTCGACGCGTTCCGCTGGATGTACGACCAGATTATCGGGATGTCGTCGGTCCCTGACCTAGTCGACGGGATCGCGGACCATTTCGGCCGACTCGACGGGATCATGGTCGATCCCGCGCTCGCGGCCGTCGCCGACGTTGCGGCGGGGTTCGCGTCGCTCAGTGACCCGATCGCGCTCGGGACGCTGACGCCTGGCGCCGCGGCGGGCGCGGGCGCGGGCGGTGCGGGGGCGACGACGATCACCGTCAATATGTCGGGGATGCTCGGGACCGACGACCCGCAAACCCGCGCGACGATCGCCGACCTGGTCTCAAACGCGGTCATGGCGGGGATGCGGAACACGCGCCGACTTGGGACGGTGTAGGGATGGCGGCGACCGACGTCGTCGTCGTGATCGGGGGGCAAATTGTGACCCCGTTCGCGCGGGTCGGGCGCGTGCGGATCGACGACCTGTTGAACGACGCGCCGAACACCGCGGCCGTGACGATCGTCGCCGCGGAGCGGTTCGCGCCCGTGACGTCGGGCGCGTTCGACCCGGGCGCGTTCGACCGCGGCGCGTTCGCGACGGCGACGACGGGCGGGGTCAGCGCGGGCGGGTTCTGGTCGGGCGCGTTCGACCCGACCGCGTTCGCGACCGCCCAAACCGCGGGACACCCGATCACCCCCCCGCCGATCTTGCCAGGCGCCCCGATCGCGATTTACCTCGGGGCGATCGATCCCGCGCTCCAGATTTTCGGGGGACAGATTTCGAACCGCGAGCAGTACGCGGAACTCGACATTCCGAAACACGTCCGGTACGACCTGTCGTGTGTCGATTTCTCGCGCCGCTTGAATCACCGCACGGTGACAACGGAATACCTGACCGCGAGCGTAACGACCATTGTCGTCGACCTGATCACCCGGTTCGCGCCCGGGATCACGGTCGCCCACGTCCAACCAGGGCTCCCGTCGATTTCAGGAATGACGTTCACCTTCGAAGATGTGTCGGGCGCGCTGTCCCGCCTGGCGCGGGAAATCGGCGCGTACTGGTACGTCGACTATGTCGGCGACTTGCATTTTTTCATCGGGACTGAACCCGGGGCCGCGCCCGCGCCCCTGGTCCCGGGCGGGCGGTTTGCGGATTTCAAAGTGTCCGCGGATCTGACGCAGGTCAGGACGCGGATCATTGTCGAGGCGGCGGGGGCGACCGCGGCCGCGACGCTTCCCGCGCCCGACACGTTGATCCCCGTGTCGACGGCGATCCCGTTCCCGTCGGCGGGCGGGCGCGCGAAGATCGGGACGACGATCGTCACCTATACGGGGACGAACCCGGGCGGGGTGAAAGCGAACACGACGGGCCCGCTCCCGCCTGGGACGCCGAACGTCGACCCGATCCCCCCGCCCGCGGCGCCAGGCGCCCCCGCGGTCGCGCTCGCGCCCACGTCGACGGCGGGGAACGTGTCGGGCGGGCCGTACACGTACGCGGTGACGCTGGAACTGTCCGACGGGCGACGGTCGGACGCGAGCGTCCCCTCGGCGCCCGTGACCATTGTCGCGGCCGCCGACCCGCCCCCGACGACCGCGACGCTCCCGACCCCGCCGATCGCCGGGCCGATCCGCGCGGGGGCGACGGCGACGTACGCGACCAGTTTCGTCGACGCGGCGGGGAATGAAACCGTCGCGACGAAGGGGGGGAACGTCCTGACCGGGCGCGCGGTCGCGGCGCCCGCGGGGTTTGTCCCCGTGAACGCGTCACAAGGGGGCGAAGTCGACCTCGGGTACCGCGTGTACCGCATGACATACGTCACCGCGGCGGGGGAAACGACCCCGTCGCCGCTCGGGGCCGTCGTCCAAACGATCCCGGGGTTTCAGACCGAAGTGATTTCGCTGCAACCGTCGAGCGATCCGCGGGTCGTCGCGTCCAAGTACTACCGATCGACGACGTCCCAATCCACCGCGGGCGCGGCCATGCCGTACCGCTTCGTGATGGCCGTGAATTTGTCGGGACAGATCAACGACATTTCGGCGGACGCCGCGCTCCCGACGGCCGCGCTCCCGATCACGTCGACGGCCGACACCCCGGAAGGGGCGATCGTGACGATCCCGACGTCGGGCGACCCGCGGATCGTCGCCCGCCGCCTGTATCGGAAAGATGGCGCGGGGGAATACCGCCTGGTCGCGCACGTCCCCGACAACACGACGACGACGTTTTCGGACACGCTCCCCTCGAGCGGGGGCAACCTGGCGCCCACGGTGAACCGCGTCACGACGGGCGCGGTCCTGGTCAGCGCGATCCCGCTCGGGCCCGCGGGGACCGTACGACGGCGCCTGTTCCGTACCGCCGCGGGCGGGTCGCAAATGCGCGAGCTCGTCGCGTTCCCCGACAACACGACGACGACGTACACCGATCCCCACCCCGATACCGCGCTCGGCGGCGCGCCGCTCCCGGCCGAAGGGATCCCCGGGTCGCCCGGGAGCGCGGGCGCGGGGATGCTCCCGACGCTCGCGGGCGCGACGGCGATCGAACTCGACGCGCTGACCGGGTTTCCGTCGGCGGGGTGGATCCTGGTTGAACAGCAAGTGATCCGGTACCGCGATCGGGCGACGACCGACGGGCGGTTCTATCTGACCGGGATCCCCGCGGCGGGCTCGGGGGCGATCACCGCCGACATTCTCGCGGGGACGGTCGTCGCGACGATCCCCGCGCTCGTCGGGGTGAACCCGGCGATCAAGGTCACGATCGGCGACGAAGTCCAACTGATCGTGATCGTCGACGACCTGGCGGCACAAACCGCGCTCGCGGCCGTCGAAGGCGGGGACGGGGTCGTCGAGCATTACATCCAGGATCGACGGTTGAGCGACGCGGGCGCCCGGGCGCGCGCCCTGGCGGAACTCGCGCTGTTCAAAACGATCGAAACGCGGATCATGTACACGACGCACGACCCGAACACGCGGAGCGGGCGCACGGTGCACGTTGATCTGCCCGCGCCGACGAACGTCGCGGGCGATTTCCTGATCCAGCGGGTGACGATCGACGACCTCGGGACCGCGATCGGGACGTACCCGCGGCGCCAGGTCGACGCGTCGACGACCCGCTTTTCGTTTGATGATGTCCTGGCGCGCTTACTGTTGGAGCAGACCTAATGTCAAAAACCCTCGATCACCGTTTCCGCAGTAGCAAAGCCGACGGGCCCGACCCGACGCAGGTTCAACCGTCGGCCTGGAACGACGGACATCAATTCACGGGCGGCGCGAACGGGAACGTGTTGATCCGCGACACGGCCGATCCCGCGTACGGCGCGACCTGGTACCCGCTCGGGGAATGGGCGTCGATCCCGTTCAATGCGGCAAACTTCCGCGGCAACCTGAACATGACCTGGACCGTGAACGCGCTCGACTATATGCAATACGCCGTAATCGGGAAAACGATGTTCCTCGCGTGGGGGATCAGTAACAGCGTGTTGAGCGGGCCCGCGGATACTGCGGTCGTGATGGTGCTCCCCGCGGGCGTCCCGACCCCCGCGGGCGCGGAAATTTCGGTCTGTCGACTGACGGCGGGGGGAACGACACAAATGGGTCTGGTCTACATTCAACCCGGGCTCCCGTACATCAATATCGCGTTACTTGGACAGACCGCGCTCCCCGCGGGCGGGTTTGTCACGCAGGGGCAAGTGTTTTTCAAAGTCGCGTAACGGGGCGCCGCGGTGACGCAGGGGGAATTGTTCGCGGTCGACGGGCGCCCGTCGCCGTGTTGTCACGACCGCGGCGCGACGTGGGCGCCGCCGTACCTGACCGCGTCGGGCTGTTTCCAGGAACCGTGGGTCTGTCCGTCGTGTGGGACGGCGGGCCTGGTCAGTACGCGCGCGGGGAGCGTGACGGGCGCCCAGGTCGCGGCCGCGTCGCGGGGGCGGACTGCGCGCACGCGATAGGGTAGAAAGACGAACATCGGGGCGCCCCCGCGGGGCGACCCCTGACGCAAGTCGAGCGTTTGCAACGGGTTCCGTCGTCGACTCCCGCCTTCACACGGCGGGGGTCACTGGTTCGAATCCAGTAGCGCCCACTATTTAAACCCCACCGAATCAGTTAGTTACAGACGCGGGCCCGACGGGGGCCGCGTCGCGGGTCGCCCCAACCCTGATTTTAATTAGTTAAAAATAGGCCGAAATATACACGATCGCGAAACATGGGGCGCCCCCTGGGGCGCCCCCGATCGGGCCTGGAGCGACGATCGCCCGTGGGGGCGGGGGTTATTCGGGCGGGAAGCGTTTCGCCTTCGGGGGCGCCCCACGGCGGGGGAAATGGGGCGCCCCCTGACGGGGGCGTGACCTTACTTCGGGGACATCCAGATCCGCCAGGCGACCCACACGAGCGCGATCACCGCGACGGCGACAACGGCCAGGGCGACCAGGACCAGGACGACCCGAATACCCGCGATCACGCGGTTGATTTTATCGGGTTCGTTCATCCGCCGCGGACCAAGCGCAAGCGGGACGCGGGGCGCGACGGGGGGGCGACGGGCTCGGGGATCGTCGGGATCGTCGCGTACGCGGCGCCCGCCTTCGCGATCGCGGCCGCGACGCGCGCGGACACGGCGCCGCGGGTGTACCGCTTCGTCGTTTCGAACGACGCGTGTTGCAGCAACTCCGACACGGCGCCGATGTCGCCCGTTTCGCGGTAAATCTCCGACGCGAACGCGTGACGCAGGTCGTACGGGCGACATTTTGCCGGGAGCGCGTCGAGTTCCTTCGACCAGGATTGATCCCCCGTTTCGGCGGCGACCCGCGCGGCCGCGGCCGTCGCGCGCGCGATCCCGACGCGCCAGGTTTTCCCGACGCTCGAGCCCGACCAGGGACGCCCGAACAACCCCGCGGCCGCGAAGTCGCGAAACGCGGCGACCGCGAGCGGGAGCAACGTGACCCACGCGCCGTGAACCCCTTTGCCTTTGCGACGCGGACGCAGGTACACGCGCGCATGATCCAGATCCAGATCCCGCGGCCGCACGCGGCGGAGCGTTTCGGGCGGGATCCCCGTCCAGGCCATCACGCGAAGGCGGGTTTTTGTTTCCGACACGGTCGGCCGCGTTTCCCCGCGTTTCGCGCGCCCCTGGTCGGGGAGCGACGACACGATCAACTGGACGATCCGCGCGGGGATGTCGCGGGGCTCCGCGCGGGGCTCGCGCAGGTACTGGATCGCGTCGGTCGGGTTCCCGTCGTCGAGCCCGTCGAACGCGCGGTACAGTTTCCGCAACCGCGACAACCGACGGTTACAGGAATTCTCCGCGGCGCCCGCCGTCGTCCAGTCGGAAATCACCGCGAGCAGATCCAGACGCGTGATCGTGCGACGGTCGCGCGCGCCGATCGCGCTCCGCGACCAGTGGGACAGTAGATCCTCAGTGTCGACGCGGTACCGGCCCTCGGGGAGCGCGGCGACGAATTCCAGAATGTCGGCCGCGAGCGATCCGCGCCCGGGCGCGCTCGGCGGCGCCGCGGTCGCGAGTTCATGGCGCGCGCCGTGTTGCCAGGCTTTGATGTCTGATACCGCGGTCCCTAACGGGAACCGCTCGCGGGCGCGCGTTTGCGTCCCGGCGCGTGAACTCCCGATCCGTACTTCGCCGACGAGCGCGTCGCCGTCGCGATAGATTCCGGGTCCAATGCGGATCCGGGCGTGTTGTCGTGGCATGTCGTTCGAACTCCGTCAGAGCGCGCGCGCGGCGCGGTGTGTCCTATCACAGTTCCGTATGATTCTGACTAATTCTAGCCTGAAACCTTGACAATACAATTCCGCCCCTTCATAACACTGTCCAGGCTATTTCGCGCGTGGGTTTTTCGTTCCTGACTAAAATCGCCGTGTGAAGGCGCAAGTCGACAACGAAAAACCCTTATTCGGTCGTGATTTACATGAGGGGTCGCCCCATAGGGACGCCCCACGGGGCGACCCCAACCCCGCGCGATCGCCTGGCGCCGCGCCGCAAACCGAAGGGGGGTTTTCGTGAAACCGTCGACTCTACCCGTGTCCGATCTTGACGCTCTCCCCGTGATCCTGACGCTCAACGAGCTGGCGCCGATCTATCGCCTGTCACAGTCGACGATCCGGCGCCAGGTCCAACAAGGGACGTTCGCCCCGCGCCCGTGGGATAAGTACCCGTACCGCTGGCGCCGTGAGGATGTGCTCGCGGATCTGAAACGGCCGCGCGCCGAAAAACCGCGGCGCCCGCATGGATTCGCCGCGACCTTGCCGCGACTCCGCGCCGCAAAAGCGACGCTCCCCCCAATCACCCCCGCCCGCACGCGTCGACGCTGACCCGTCGGCGATCCAGGGGTCGCGTATGAAATGGTTTCAACTGGACGCGGACGCGCCCGACGATCCGAAGGTCCGCGCCGTCGTGCGCGCGCTCGGGCCCGCGGGATTCGGCGGGCTCGTCGGGCTGTGGTGTCACGTCGCGCGACATGGGCGCCGACCGGGTCAGGGGGTCGATTCAACGGGCGCGCCGTTCCCCGTCGACGACCTGGTCGCCGCGAGCATGTTACCCGCCGATCAATTTACGACGCTCGTGGACGTCTGTACCCGCTCGGGACATTTCCGGCGCGACGCGTGGGATCTGTACCGCGGGCTCTGGATCCCCGCGATGGAACGGCGCGGCGATCAATACGCGCGGCGCCTGGCGCGCTCGGGACAACTCCCGATCGACTGGACAGGCGGCGACAAATGAGCGCGCGCCTAATTCTGCGCGGGTTGTGCGGATTTTGTATCGCCACAGTACAAGACAAGACAAAACAAAAACCAAAACAAGAAAGCGGGATCCCAATTTCGGCCGCAAAATCCGGGTGGGCCCAACACCCGCAAGTAATTAGGCTGTGGAAAACGCTGTGGAAAAACTGTGGAAGGGGGTTCCTGGTGCGAAATCTGACCTGGCGGATCTGGCTGTTGACCGTGATCGCGCTGACCGCGATCGCGTGTCGACCGACGACCGTGATCAATCTCCCGAATGACCCGACCCCGATCCCGAACCCCGCGCCCGTCGTCGTGAAACATACGATCCAGTTCCGCGCGCAGGGGAACCCGTCGAGCGTACGGATCCGGTACTCGACGCCCGTCGACGGGCTCGGGCAAGTCGTGACGTCGCTCCCGTATTTTCAGACGTTCACGATTTCGGGTGACTCGGTTTTTCTGTCCCTGGAAGCGACCCCGATTTCCTATTCGTACGCGGTGATCTATCCGTTCCTGTCGATTCAGATCACGGTCGACAACGTCGTGTTCCGCGAAGCGACGTCGTCCGATTTCATCCTGGCGCCGCTCGCGACCTCGGGACAGTGGCGACAATGACCGCGCCGTTACTCCCGAACCCGATCGCGTCCCTGGTCCTGGAAGATCTCCGCGCGGCCGCGCATTTCCTGGACACGCTCGGCGACGCGCCGAACACCGTCGGCCGCGTCGCGCTCGACGCCCGTCGACATGCGCACCGCCTATGGAACGCGTCGCAAGCGTTCGAACGCTTAGTGATCGCCGTCGAGCAGCTCGTCGTCCAGGACCGATCGCGGCGCGCGTACGAAGGGAACGGGAACCCGTGACGTCGACCGACCGCGACGCCTGGACGCGCGCGTATGGTCGCGACGACCAGGTCGCGCCGCTCCGCGCGAACAAATACCACGCGGTCAAAACCCTGGTCGACGGGGTCCGGTTCGACTCGCGGAAGGAAGCGCGGCGGTACGAACGGTTGAAGCTACTCCAGACCGCGGGGGCGATCCGCGACCTGGAATTACAGCCCGAATTCCCGATCCTGGTCGTCGAACTCTGGCGCCCCGACGGGCGGCGCGTCGACGTCGGGCGGTACCGGGCCGACTTCCGGTACGTCGACACGTTCACGGGGGAAGTCGTGATCGAAGATACGAAAACCGGGCCGACGAAAACGACCGCGTACCGGTTGCGAAAACGGATCGTCGAAGCGTTGTACGGGATCACGATCCGCGAAGTGTAACGGGGGAACCTATGGTCCTGACCTGGTCGGCCGACGAGCAGACCGCGATCGATGAAATCAAGCGCGCGGGTTCATTCGCGAGCGACGACGACGCGGTACGCGGCGCGCTCTGGTACTTCGCGCGGTTCCTCGACGTCGATCTCCCGCTGACCGTGTTCGCGCTCGGGAACCCGCCGACGACGCGCGCGGCCGTCGACGATCCCGCGGATCTGTTCCCGTCCGAAGAAATCGAGGGGTTTTTAGGATGACGACATGGAAACGACGGTTCCAGACCGCGGACAAAGTGATCGCCTGGATCGGGTACCAGGTCGTCGCGATGACGCTCGCGTTGATCCTGATCGCGATCCCCGTCGGGGTCGTCGGCGGGCTCGCGTGGATCGTCGTGTGGGCCTGGCGGTGACGGGCCCGATCGCGCGGGTCGTGTGTCCCCATTGCGGCGGGCTGTTCGCGCGGCGCCGCGACGGTCGGACCCCGTACCGTCACCGTTGCCAGGTCGGGACATGGGCGGGCGACGGCCGCGCCCATTGCGTACAGTGCGGCGCCTATATCGCGCGGCGCGCCGTGTGTCGGAAATGCGGGAACGTGAGCGACATTCAACTAATCCGGGAGTAAAACAATGGACCGACCGACACACGAAATCGACGTACAGGAAACGCTCGACAAATACCTGGCGGAAAACCCGACGGTACAGCAGTACGTGATGAAAATTTATTACGTCCCGACGGGGGCGGAAATCCCCGCCGCGGTGACGCATATGGTCCGGTTGACGGCCGTCGACGATCGGACGCTGGAACTCCGTTTAGGGGTCGTCGCGACGCCCAACACGACCGCGGTCGTGAATCGGATCCTGGACCTGATCGACCGCGCCGCGCCCGATCCGAAGGGAGCATAACAAGATGGTCATTCCGACACCGAAACAAACGCTAAGGATCCGACGAGGGGAGCAAATACCCGCGAGGTTTGGCGGGTGGGACATGGAAGGGATCGACCCCGTGAGAAACACGGCGACGGCCGATTTGAAGATCGAAATTTACGACGACGGGCGCGTACGTCATGTGATCACGGCGGACGTCGCGCCGCGTCCGAAAGTTTATGCTCTCATCAACACACCCCCGCTCCCCGTCGACGACCCCCCGCCCGTGATACCAATCACGGCCCGTGTGATCCCATTCGCGCCAGAAGCCGCGGCGCCCCGTCGTCGTGGGTTCTGGCCTGGAACCTATGCGGAGTACACCGCGACCCCGGAATTCCGCGCGATCGCCGCGGCCGCTCGGAAGGATTGGGGATACCGCTGTCTCATGAACACGAATCATCACGGGCCGGTCGAAATGCACCATCGCAACTACAGCGACGTACCGTTTCGCGAGGACTGGCACACCCTGATCCCGCTCTGCGAAGAATGCCACGAGCGGTACCACAACCGATTACCCAAACCCCCGCCCGGGATGTTCGACGACCATGAATTGAAGTGGGCCGCGTGAAATGAAGTATTGCGACGAGCCCGGGTGTGGAACGATCCTCGACCGCGGGGCGCGCTGCTCGACGCACGCCCGCGCCGTCGACCAGGTCCGCGGGTCGCGCCAGGCGCGCGGGTATGGAAATCGGTGGGCCCGCCGCGCCGCGCTGTTCCGCGCCCGGTTCCCGCTTTGTGGGATGCGGCCAGGCGACCAGGCGCCGATCATGTCGCAATGCTTCGACGCTCGGCGCGTGACGCTCGGCGCCCATGTCGATCACGTCGTCCCCCACCGTGGGGATCGCGGGTTGTTTTGGGACGAACTCGGGAACTGGCAAACGCTCTGCTCCGCGTGTCACACCCGGAAAACGTCGGCGGGATTGTGACATGCGCGCCCCCGCCTGGATCGATAACGGGTTCCCGACGCGGGCGGAACTCCTCGAGTTCAACCGGGCCGCGGTCGTCGCGGCGTGTCGGTCGGTCCTGTCGACCAGTTCCCCCGTGCAACACACCCTGGCGGATTTCGTCGGGTTCGACCGCGCGCATTTTCCAAGCGGCGCGTTA